CCTCAGGACCAAAGATAGTGGGAGTAGTCTGTAGTGGCACATAAGGTGCGTATACATATCCACTCTCAAGGAAAGAGCTTCCGCGACGACCAACAAGAACCACAGAGCGTGGGAAGTATGGGTCAACTAAGACGTCAAATTTCTTTGACAGTGAACCAACCTTCACGGCGCCGATGGAACCAGTCTCATCATCATGGGTAACGCTCGCGCGGAAACCAGCGGTGAACTCAAGGATGTTTGCAACTTCAGGTCCGCAAACCACGAAGTTAGCACCACCACGTAGAGTCTTACGATGGATCTGCGCTGACACATCATTGATGGTCTCTGCTAGAGTCTCATACCACTCGGACACAGTACCGGTGAAGTCAGGAGCAGCCGAAGATGCACCAATCTCTCGACCAGTAGTACGTTCCACGAACAAGCCGGGAGAACGCGCCCAGTAATATGTACCAGCAGTAGCACCCTGAACAAGATCCTCAAGGATCTCGCGGTCAATCTCTAGAGCAATCTGCTCGGAGAGGATGCTAGTAAGCTCGACCTCGGCGTCAAGGTTGTGATAGGCATTTAGATCCTGTCCCAACTCTGGCGTCCACTTAGCCTTGAGCTTCTTGGTGACGGCTGTCACGGCGATACTATCCACCTTGATATCAATCTCGGGGATCCTCTGCTCATTTTCCAGTCCCCACTCAGTCGTACCAATAACAGAACCAAGAGCAGTGCTCGTGGTGAAGTTATCATCGACGGGGAAGTTAAGAACATAGGTATCAGCGACAGAGCACGTTACCTGACCAATAAGTGAATCACGGGTTCCGTTATCGAATACAACGGCACCACTCACCTGGGCAATAACCATAGTCATCTTCCAGTTTGCATTGCCAGGAGTATCACCAGTTGAGCCAGAAGAAATTCTGGTACAACGACGAACGAGCTGCATAACGTTAGCTCCGTTTTCACCAAGGGCACCGAACGAAACACCAACAAGGTTGTTTGTGTTCAACTGCTCAAAATTACCATCTGAGGTACCTGTCATCTCAACAACAGCAACGCATGTTCCGGAGAGATCAGGGTCATACTGGCACAAGCCATCAAGAGTAGCCTGATTCTTGGGGGATTGAGTTCCTAGCTGGGTGGAATCTGTTCCGCCAACAACTCCAGAAGCAACAAGAACCCACGCGCCCATGGCGGCGGTTCCGTCTGTGGAGCCAGTTGGAGAAGCATAACCATTGTTAAGTCCGTAAGGACCAGCTTCTGCGAAACTTCCCGTCAAGTCGACACCACCGGTGAGCTGTGAACCAATAGCACCACCACCATACAACGACTCCTCAGTCCCAGTCCAACCCAAACGGGGAAGACCAGCACCATCGGTAGACGTGGTGAAGTCAAGGAAGAAAATGAGACCACTTGGTAGACTCATTGGCTGAACGGAAACGAGATCGTTTGCGATCAGACCTGCGAAAACGCGTCGGACGATGGGGAATGCGACGGCTGCGAAACCCTCAACACTGCCACCAGCCATTGTGCTGTTCTCACGTAGTAGCTCTTTAGCCTGGTTTTCCAGCAAGCGAGCCATACTCTGCTTGGAGCGTTCATTCTCAATCCCTTCTAAGAGACCGGTCCGCTCCCACTTATTTAATAATGCGTGGCCTTCGGCCCGCATGTCACGATTGACAATACCTTCTGTCAACCTTTCTACGATACTAGACATTTTAAAATCACCTCCTATAAATGTTATTTTATGCCTGCTAATTTCTGCATGCGATCTAAAAATAGATCTTTTGGCTGTGCTGACTCTTTACGAGTTGCACGAATAACAGAAGAGGGACGGCTGATTGCTTCGCTCAGTGATTGCGGGGCACGTTTAGTTTGTGCCGGCACTGCGCTTTCAAGCGTCTCATATATCGTCTTAGCTTCTGCTACAGAACCAGCCCTTGAAATAGCTTCGGCAATTTTTATTTTTTGCCGCTCATTTAAGGAGGTATTTCTCAAAACACGGTTCGTGTAGAGCAATCGAGCATTGGAAGTATTTACTTCTTGCAAATTCTCCCTCAACTCTCTAACAACTTGCTCGTATTGTTCGGTTCGCTCTTTGAGTTGGTTACTTTCAAAAACCAACTCTTCGTGAGCTTTCTTCAAATCTTTTAATTCTTCTTCGACGTCGGTGCTGCGACGGTGGGCCATCTCTTTTTCTATCTCCCATTTCAGGTCATAGTTAGAGCGGCCGGCCCAGCCGGATAACTCCGCGCCCATGTCAACTGTAAGTTTTTCTACGATGGCGTCAACCATATCATCAGGAATCTCTATGCTTTCGTCTGTGCCACCATACCCAGATTCTTTATCTTGGTCTGCCGCGGCCTCCACGGGACTTTCGCCGGTTTCGCCCTTTACGTCGTCACCTTCTTCCTCTTCTTCCTCTTCCTCGGAAAGCATTGCAGTAATATCTTCTTCGTTAAATTCCATCTCTTCATCTTCATTGAGTTCTTTGTGAAGGTTATCAACGGTCTCTTGAAGCTCGTCCAAGTTGACACTCACTTTGGCTGCTTCGCCTTCCTCGGGGCAACCGCAAAGTTTTTCACCATCTGCTGCACCCAAGGGTACGTCTTCAGCAATCTCTTCAGCGGGGGCGCCTTCTTCGGCAGGCATGCCAAGATCCATTCCACCGGGCATTGCCATTGGGTCGGCCGGAGGGGCAGCTGCTGCAGCTGGGTCTTCCATGCCGGCCATGGGGTCTTCTTCTTGTTCTAGCAAATTATCTAGCGCTTCTCGGACTTCGCCGGAATACTTCTCGATAATTGATGCTTCCGCGGACTTCAAAGCTGCTTCGCGCAGCGCGGTTGCATCAACAATAGCATCTTGCAACAAGGTTGACATACAATAAACTCCTAAAAATACAGTAATTCACAATAAATAGTGTTATCTACAAGGAAAAGACAGAATTTATGTGCCAGTCTTGCCAATAATCCACCACTTTTCTCCATCTGATTGAAGCGTCACTGTGGAGTAGGTAAATTTAACCTCGATACTTTTCTTAAAATCGATTTCTCCCTCCTTTACATCAATCGTCAAAGGGAAGGCTTTCAATTTGAATTTATCACTATTAATCTTCTTAATAATAACGATTCTGCCCTCATAATTACACGCAGGAGGAAGTGTAACTTTCATTTTGTTAACAGATGTGTCACAAAGAATTGTATAGTCACCGCGGGCAACGCTATAGTTAGCATCGGAAACAGTGCGAATGTTTTTCGCAATGAATCCTTCAAAATTAGTTCTGCCGGTAACCGTTAAAAGGTCTGCAACCACTTCACCGTCGATATTCAACACGTTGCTCGTCGTATCAAACGTTAATTTAGGAGATGCGTTAAAACCATTTTTTGCTTTTAGCTGCAAACTATTTATAGGGCCTGCAGAATGAGGAATCTTGCTGTGGATATAGGAAGAATATAAATTAGCCAAAGTTGTATTTCTTATCTCACTGTGAGATGTGTCGTGAAGAGCAACTAAATCATCATCACTTAAATTTTGGCCGTCTGCAGTCACACTGGCGCAATTTTTAGGAGAAGCCGTCAGGCGTCCATTCTTAAATGCAAGACCTCCTTTCGGCGCCGTTGACACAGTAACTGGACCATCGGTTATCGTGATACCGGGTCCTGGGTGTACTTGTAGTTTGTTCCTTACAGCTCTCATCCCGAGTCCGTGCTCCAAAAACCGTACTGGTATCGTGCCATTAAATTGATCAGCCGGCAAATTAGTTAACTTGGTGCCGGAGCCCTCCAAATTCTTCGCACGAATGTCCTTCGTCACTAGTGTTTGCCCATCAAAAGTTAAGTTAAGCTCTGCTTTCGCTTTTGAATTCTGCTGATATGTTATAAGAGCGTTTTTGCTTCCCCCTTCAATCTCGGTGATTGCTGGCGGGACTATTTCGCGTCCATCTTTTGTCAAGAGAGTACCGGCTATAATTTTAGTGCCTTTTATTTCCTGATCGGCTTGGGCATCCACGAGTTCCGTGTGTTGTGTTGTACTGTAATCGACAACTCCATCTAAAACATTATATGCCATTTGTTTTCCTCTCGCTTATAATTAGCTTTATTCTCGCATTTGTACTTTAATTAAACGATAAACCAACTTTGTCCATCATACGCAACGCATGTAATAGCAGATCCGGTTGATTCCATAAGAACGAATGACTCGCCTTCA